CACTTGTTAGGTGAACCTATCTGCATGGTCTCTGCTTTTATTATCTCATCTCTTATCTTATCAAAATCTATACCTGTTAAGACTTTAGTACCATGATGAAATTTTTTTTGAGTACGAAACTTGAATAATGACATGGATGTTGACAAGTTTTTCTCAGGTTCTAGCATATTTTCTAGCATCTTTGCCATAAGTTTCTCACGATGAGTCAAGTCTGACATCTGTGAAGTGCATAGTCTATCAAATATGTTTCTTACGTCAATATTCTCCCCATAGTTTCTTGATGGCATAAAGAATGTACCACCTATCATGGCAGTATAATCTCTTGGCACCATAGGAGGATACTTTGTCACATGTCCTTGACCTTTAGGTTGTGCTATTTTGTCCTTTACATATACTTCTGGATCATCACTTATATCTGTTCTCAAAACAGTGACATCAAACTCTTCTAATTTGCTTATTAGTTTCTGATAATCTTCTTCAGTCTCGATTGCAATCTTCTCCATTGCATTACGAACTTTACTATTTTTTATCCTAGAAAAAAAATGCGGTGGATAACATCTACCAACCGCACATACTTTCAATGGATCCCAATGTTGATGTACTGATATCATATCATCATCATAGCATGTTGTAGTTCTTTTGCATGTTCTAATTCATCCTGTGCTATCTCTGCTATCTTTTTATCTTCTGGATGATATAGAAGATACTTTGTATATGTCTCATAAGCATGCTTCTCTATCTTCATGTTGATGTCATAAGCGTTCTTAGGACTAAGAAGATAGTACCCAACCATAATCCAATAATAAAGTAAAACAAGATGTTTGGCAAAGAAGCGGTCAATCCAATACTTGTTACCTTCTCTAAGCTCCATTTCTTCAAGATGTTCTGTTTCATTGAGTGCCTGATAAAAATGTTCCTTCATCAAGTGTACATGATCTTCTCCTCTCAATCCCAGTGATTCTCTAAAGTGTAATACACTTATAAAAGAAAAGTAAGGTGCTCTGGCAATCACTTCAAGAACCCAGAACCTTTGGAAGTCTCTACCTCTGTAGAGAAAGTCTAAGATATAGATTGTAGTATCTAAGACGAGTGTGTTGATTTGCTTCATGTAAGTATATATACCTACATTATAGCATTCATAATAAACTCTTTAGATAGAACAGGATTACCTAACAAGTCAAGTTGTAAACCATCAGCGTCTACGAAGACGTCGTCTTCCGCTTCCTTTCTACAATGCTGCCAGTAATATGATCTATCTTCTCTTCGATATAAGTACGAAGTGTTGTGTGAATCAAGGGTGAACATGGCAATACACTTTTGTTTATGTTGCCAACATGGATCAAGTGCTCTCTTTTCATACTCAGTCACGTTGTCTCCAGTCATCTGATCTCTCTTGATGAAACCAGTCTACCACCTCATCAGGCGATCCGAAACCCCTTCGATGATTACTTGAATCGGGGTCTCCTATATTCAAGTTATTCAGAAAAGAATCGTTTGGATTTGTAACCATACGTCTTGCAGTTTTCAACATACCTCTTGCACTCGTATTCGCTTTTGAAAGTTTTTCTGCCCAGATCATGTCTGCTATTGAGACTTCTTGTCCCGCAGCGATTGACTTACAAATGCCTTCCAGTCGAAGACGATATTGTGTAGATAACATATTTTGTATATTGCTATATTATCTAGTAGTTTGACAATAGCAATTCTTTCCTATGTTTCTGTTCGTTCATATACTCACCAACTGATCTCATAGTATATGTCAGATCAAATTCTGATGCTGTCCAATTTAGAAATCTACTCTTTATAACTTGTGTAGTATTATAACTTACTAAACATTCTTGTTTTGATAAATCACATGCAGTAAAAAACTGATCGTGATCGAATCCTTTGTGCATTGCTCCCTTCTTACCATATAGGTTAGAACCTATCTCATATGGTGGATCAAGATAACAGAAAGCATCATCACCATCTAGTAACTCTTCGTAAGATAAGTTTGTTATTTTCCACTTCTTTATAAGTAATCCGTAATAGGGCATCTTTTCGATACCTCGCATAGAAAAGTTGGAATCTGAGGCTTGCGGGGAGAACGAAGACGATTCAGTAAGCCCACTGAAGCTACACTTATTAATAATATAGAAACAAACAGCCTTGTCGGGGAGATCGGTGGTCTCATCGTTCAACTTCTCCTTTGCATCAAGGAACAAACCTTTCGCTGATGATGGATCAGGGAATCTACTCTTGAGTTGTTGTAGTTGTTTGTAAACATAATCATTATTATCACGAAGTTGTACCCAAAAATTATATAAAGGGAAGTACAAATCGTTTACCCATACAGGGAGGTTGTGATGCTTCTGTGTGATGTAGCATGCAACACTACCACCACCCAAAAAAGGTTCACGATATTCTTTTATACCATAAGGGAATCTTGAATATATCTTTTCTACTGCTCTAGACTTACCGCCAGGATATCTTAGAGGAGTTTTCAAAGTATTCATGAAGTTCTTTCTTAGGTTCCCAACCCAATAATGTTTTTGCTTTTGTATTATCCGCAAGAGTTATTCTTGCTTCACCAGGTCTTGATGGTATTTGTACTGTATTATAAGGGTTATTGACTAATTTTGCAATATCATTTACAGAATGATTTTTACCAGTACCAATATTAAATACTCCATCACAATTTGTTTGCATTGCACACATATTTGCTTCTACTACATCTGACACGTGTGTGAAATCTCTTCTCTGCTCACCATCACCAACTATGGTGCATGGTTTTCTTGCCTTCTTTTGCTCCTCGAACAAACCAATCACGGGAGCATATGTTCCCTTTAGTGGTTGACGAGGACCGTAAACATTGAAGTACCTCAAGGTCACGGTTGAGAGTCCGTGCAATTTTAAATACATCTGACATAAAATTTCTGCTCCAACTTTAGATGCTGAGTATGGGTTTAGACAATCTGTAGGCATGTCCTCTCTTAGAGGAGGTGTGTTTGCTAAACCATATGAGGATGATGTGGAAGAGTTTACAAATCTTTTTACTCCTGCTTCCACAGCACATTTCAGAAGATTGTTAGTGCCAACGTAATTGACATCTATACAAGCATCTGGATTTTTCATAGCAATTTGTATTCTACTGAATGCTGCTAAATGAAAAACACAATCTACACCATCAAACAATGGTCTTATCTTATTATAATCTCTTATGTCTACCTTATGATTATTTGCTGAAGCATACCAGTGGAATTGATCATTACTGATCGCTGATTCATTGTCCACAACGACAACTTCACTACCATCTTTAAGTAGTCTTTCGACGATGTGAGATCCTATGAATCCCGCACCGCCTGTAACTAAACACTTCATACTATTCTGACTTAGTATTTTTACTTTTGGCACTTGTTCTCTTTCTAGTTTTTCTCTTTGGTGCCTCTTCTGCTTTCTTTAGATCTGCTAGTTGTTCTTTAGTCAATCCCTTACCAATCAACCAGAATGATGCAACGATTGCTGATACTAGAAAGACAACAATTCCAGCAACTCCAACATGCTGAATCATTGTTCTACCTTCTGGTGGTGGTTCTGGGAGACAAACAGGTATCTCTTGAATAAGTTCTACTGGTTGTTGAGGAGTCACGTCCATAATAAATCTTCGTACATACTAATTATACATTATTTGAACTCACATTGCACCATGAGTTCAGTCATTGCTGCAAGCATGTTGATTTCCTGATCAGCAGCAAATGCTGATTGGTATTGATACTTTGCAATGATGAGAACCGCTTCTGGAATAGAGGACGGTTTCAAGTTTTCGTATATTGAATCGTATACTGATCTTAGTATAGAGTTAGGATCGTTGTCAAGATTTTGTACTACCCATTTCCTTACATTTTGAAACTCTTTCTTAGATAAAAAACCTATCAACTCATTTGTATTCGTTGGAGATAGTGCAGTAAGAACTTCACTGCCAATCTCACCACTTGTAGAATATCTCTGGCATTCGTTTAGAACTCTTCTCCAGTCAGGAAAATGTTTGTTGATGAGTCCTACTAAAACTTTAGGTTCTGCTTTTACTTTTTCTTCTGTCAGTATTGTCTGTAATCTTTTGAAGAATTTTGCTGCTAGTTCTTGTCTTTCTTTCCCTCTAATTCCGAACTCGACCACCGAGCATCTGCTGTGGAGAGGTTCAATAATTTTGTTCTTGTAATTACAGGTGAAGATGAAACGACAGTTGTTATAAAACGCTTCAATATTTGCCCTAAGAAGGAGTTGTACATCGTGGGTCGTGTTGTCTGCTTCATCTATTATGATTACTTTATGTTTGCCACTGCTCGTCAACGAGACAGTAGAAGCAAAACTCTTTGCTTGGTTTCTTACAGTATCTAGAAATCTTCCTTCGTCAGA